TTGCCCGAACCCCTGTATATTGTGTTGCAAAGTACGTGCCTTGAAACTCCGAAATACTTTGCTGCTTCATCTTTGTTCGGGTAGCTGTCTGCAATCTTTTCGATTGCTTTAATGTCGGCCTTTGAAATCTTTACCGACTTGAATATTTTTTCTTTCTCCATGCTTTTTAAGATTTTAACACTCTACGATTTTACCACCACGTAATCCGTACCATACGTTTGCTTTGTATTTTTTACCGTCAATTTTTACCATTTTGGCGTTTAGCGCATCATTTACGTATTCAGTAAGCACAATGTAATTACCTACAGCCCCCATACATTTTGTATATTCACCATTAGCTACGGCTATTGAATTTTTGCCTGATGTTGCTGCTGTGCTTAGGTCGCCTGATGTTGCTGCTGTGCTTAGGTACCCTGATGTTGCTGCTGTGCTTCGGTACCCTGATGTTGCTGCTGTGCTTCGGTCGCCTGAGGTTGCTGCTGTGCTTAGGTAGCCTGAGGTTGCTGCTGTGCTTAGGTACCCTGATGTTGCTGCTGTGCTTCTGTCGCCTGAGGTTGCTGCTGTGCTTAGGTACCCTGATGTTGCTGCTGTGCTTTGGACGCCTGATGTTGCTGCTGTGCTTCGGTCGCCTGAGGTTGCTGCTGTGCTTCGGTAGCCTGATGTTGCTGCTGTGCTTAGGTACCCTGATGTTGCTGCTGTGCTTTGGACGCCTGATGTTGCTGCTGTGCTTTGGACGCCTGAGGTTGCTGCTGTGCTTTGGGTGCCTGATGTTGCTGCTGTGCTTAGGTCGCCTGATGTTGCTGCTGTGCTTCGGTCGCCTGATGTTGCTGCTGTGCTTAGGTCGCTTGATGTTGCTGCTGTGCTTAGGTCGCCTGATGTTGCTGCTGTGCTTCGGCCGCCTGAGGTTGCTGCTGTGCTTCGGTAGCCTGATGTTGCTGCTGTGCTTAGGTCGCCCGTCTCTTTAGGTATATTTTTTACTTTATCGTAAATAAACTTCACACCCGCTTTTATTAATGAGTTTAGGCTAACTTCAGCTTCAATATGTAGTTTTGAAACCGCAACTTTGCTGTCGCTTTCGTGTGTTAACGCTTCGCCAATCCCTGTTACCTCCGCGTACTTACTACCCTGTGATGGGTGGTAATAAGCAAGTACATCAAGTGGGTTAGTGCAGAAGTGAAGCCCGCCATCACCACACACATTTAATCTTTCGTCTTCTTTGGTCGTTGCAGTTTCACCTACATTATATTGCATTTCGTTTGGTTCGCCTGCTCTACATTTAAAGTCTTTGTCGAACCCTTTGTAACCTTTAGTTTGCTTCATTTGTTTTGCTTTTTAGTTTTACATATCGTTGCTAGTGCGTTGCTAATGCATTGCAAATATATTGCGCACTTTTGATACCGCAAAACTATTTTCAAACTTTTTTATAATTATTTTTCTGTTGCAGTTTGGCACTACCTTTGCTGTAAAGTAGTATATGAGAAAGCTAATGTTATTTATGTTCGCTGCAATGGCGGTAAGTTGCAGTAAATCATCAAAGGAAATTGATGTTATTGACACATGGAAGGTCACAAGGTACACCGTTGATTCTTGCCCCAAATACGCTATTTATTCAGGTAAGCACGTTCGAGTAATGACAAATGTACAGGTCATTGCAGATAAGCCTGAAAGCGAAATGAAAGCGTATGTTACTGCTGTTACAGTGCCGTACTATGAGGCTAACTTTAACTATGGTGGAGATACTGTAAACTATCGTAGGTCGTGGGCAAAGTATCAGCATAATTAAAAAAGCCGGGCAGATCGTCCCAGCTTTTTTAATGCTTATTGTTTCAGCCTGCTAGAGTATTTGCTTACCCTCATTAATTGGTGGCTGTTTCAATCCCGCTGCAATAGCTGTGACCTGTGCGGGCTTTTCTTTATCGTCACAACCTTGCTAAGTGGCGGTGAAGGGAGTCGAACCCTCGCTTGTATATCTGCTCTAGCCAACTGAGCTACACCGCCTCCGTACCCTTGTTACGTCACTTTCGTGAGAGGCTTGACCGGGTATGATGGTGCAAATGTAGTAAAAAACTGAATTGATGTTACCGACATGGATGTCGGATAGATAAAAAAAGCCACATCTTACAATGTGGTGCGTGATTACGGCATCACTTAGCCAACGCTGTTACCCTTTTGGTAAGGCCCCGCAAATGTACGCAACTATTCAAAATAAAAAAGCCTACCCTTTCGGATAGGCTGCCTCCCACAGAACTTTGCGTGAAACTATGGGATTATTTAAAGCCCTTCTATCTTAATTTCACTTTCGTTGTATTTAAGAGTAGAACCGCCAAGTATCAAATTGCCGCATGTAACTAATCCATCCTCCTCGTCTATGGAAGGCACAAACACCAATACATCAAACCCTTTCGCTTTTAAATCGTTTTCAGGGTTATTGTAAGGCTTCCAGCTTTCGTAACCGCCTACAGTCTTAATATCATTATCTCTGCAAGCGTTATTATTGTGGATAGGCGTTATTTTGCACATGAATTTTTCAGGGTCAAACAAATTTGCTACCTTATCAGCATCAATAATAAAGTCGGTGGAATAGGCGAAATTAAGGCAGTACTTACGGCTTATTGGTTCTGGCATCTTTTCGGCAATTCGGGCCAAATCTTCAAGCCCTAACTGCATACCTCTATACATTTCTGTGCGTTGCGCCTCATCTGTACTATTGATTGAAAATTGCAATCCAGCTTGCCCGTTGTACAGGTTGTTTTTAATATCGCACCATTGCAAAATCCTTGATTCAAGTTCCTTAAATGCTTTAGGTAACGAAGTAGTAAGTACAGGGTGAAATACTTCAATACTTAGTCCAGTATCTGCTTTTATTTGTCTTTTATTTTTAAAGGCCCATACTGCAAAATCAAAAACATTTTGATTGAAAATAGGGTCACCCATTCGGGCAAAGTGCAAGTTTAATCTTTCAGTATATTTTGTTTTCGGGAACAAGCTAATAGCGTTATACATCTGCTGTTTTAGGTCGTCAAATGTAGCATTGCCTTTAAACTTTAAATTAGGAACATCGCAGAATGTACATTTCATTGGGCAACCGTATTGGGTAGAAACGGTTATAACCCATTTTTCGGATAGTGGCATACACATTGTATTTGGTACGCCATGTATTTCGTTTGAGAAACCAAGGAAATCAGCCTTTACGTTGTGTTTCTTTCCATAGTCGCCAATTGTAAGTGTTTCCAGTAAACCACGTTCGCATTGGCTTGTAAAAAGGTATCCCGTTGGGATAGTGTACTTGTCTTGTATCATTTTTGCAAAGTTTTTAAGTGAGTGGCAAAGATATAAAAAAAGCCGGGTGTAGAAACACCCAGCCAAACATCTGAAGAATGAACTATTTTAAAAGCCTGTAGAAGTGGTTTGTCATCTTTACCCGCAATTCCAGGTCAACAAGGCCACGGTTTATAGTGGCTGTTACCGCCCTGATTGCTGCGGGTGTAATCTCTGTAGCCTTACCCAATGAATACTTACCGAAGTAGTACCCGGCAGAAAACATAGGGTATTTTGTGGCTACCAAATCCGGGTTTGTTACAACATTATCCGGTGCAGGAATAGCCCGTTGAAGGGCAATGTAGTTGTCAATACCTGTTAGTTGTATGTACCCACGCCCCCGGAACTTGTACCCGCCTATTTTGGAGTAAACGAAATTGCCTAGTGCCTCCGGGTTGCGTAGTAGTGTATTTGCTTTGGCTATCTTGTCCTTCTCGCTTGCAAATGATGTTTTGAAAATCTGAACTAGCCTTCCCGCTGATGTGTAGTGCATGTTTTCTGCTGTGCGTTGGAACGCCCCACTTTCAACGTAGCACTGCCCGATAAAGTGCGCCATTTCGATTGGCGTATCAATGTAGAACCGTTCTACCACCGATGGTAGTTCAGCAATTACGCTATCCGGTATGTGGCCTTTGAGATTTTCGAAGTTCATTTATTTGCTTTCCCAATTTAATTGTTTACGTTTGTGACCTCTTAGTCAGTGTAACTACGGTTGCCAAATCATTTTTTATGTAACAGAACTGAGTATTTCGCGCGAATCGATACCACCCCTTAGGGTGGTATTTTTGTTTAATCATGTACAGGTATTCCTATTTCTTCGCCTTCAACCAATCCGCAACCAGGATTAAGTTCAATGTCTTCTGCTGTTACGATGTGTTTAATTATCTTTTCCATATTACAAACCGCCTCCTAGCGGGTTTTTACGTTGTTAATTGAATCCAATAATAGCCTTTCGCAATACCCCCTGTCTGCTGTATCTGCATGATATGAGTATTCAAGTACCTTATACTGTTCGCTTTGGTCTTTCAGGTTGAAGTACTGCCCTATATTACCCATTACGGATAGCATTAGCATGGTAATTAAGAAATGTCGAATATCCCCTTTGCGCTCCATTATATTTTATTTTGCCTGTACTTTGTAACCTTGCCTAACGCTTGTTCGAGCAATGAAACAGCACATGTCAGCACTTCACTTGCTGGCAGCTTTTCAACTTCAATCATTGCGCTATATATTGCCTTTTGAGCTGGTGAAAATAAATCAACCCTGTTGTGTAGTTCTATTGGATAATTATCATCTGTCCCGTAGCTATTAGAGCCTGGGCCTATCAGCCCGTTTTCACCTGATTTGTTCATACGTTTATGTTTAAAATTTAAAATACTTTCTGACTATCTGCCAAATAATAAGCAGAATCACCCATAGCCAACCGCATAAAGCCCATTTAGTACGATTATTAACCTTCGCTTTACTTTCTTTCAGTTGTTCGGAAATACCGGATAGCTGCGACTGTAATAGTTGTTCTTTTGCCTTATCTGTTTGGTGAATGATGCGGTCATATCTGAGTGTATCAACCTTTGTAACCATCTTTGTAACGTACTTTACAACATACTTTTTAACTTTGTTGGTATCATTGCTGTAGATAATACTATCATGAACCGTAATTACCGGCTTACCCTTAATCAGCCTGATGGTTTCCCTTACGCTATCTTTGCATGGGTGTTTTACGCTGCAATAATCAGCACCAACAAGTTCATGTTTGTTGAAGTACTTAACCGCCTTTTTTTGCGTTGTACATCCAACCAAAAAGAATATCAGAAACAAAAGCGCAATCAACAAAGCAGCCCCACCAAATACCTTTGCGAAATAAATATTATCCTCTCGTTTATTCATGTTAGTTCGTTTTGGCAAAGATAGCTATTCGGGATTGTTTTCGGCGGGGTCAATATAACCAAACTGCTGGCATACAGCGTATATTATCGTATTACCAACGCCCAATATACGCAAAATAATATTCTGCGTATGCTCCGGTATCTCAGGAAACATTGGGCTAATCAATATCCATATTGCAGATAGTGCGCCCAACACCCGATAAATGTTCTTTATGTATGTTGGCGTTTCAGCCTTCAATGCGGCATTTGTGCCGAACGATAGTTGTTTCATAATCTTTCTTCGTCATTTAATAGGCATGCTTCCATATGTATGCCTGATGTGAATAATGTGTTTTGTCCAAGTGGTTTCGGTTGCTGAAAATGATAAACTTCCAATCTATTTTCAATTTTTTCAAGCCTTTTATCCATGTCCGTTACTTTCTGGTCAAACTTACCAGCGTAATAGATAAATGTTGCCGCCATAAATATAGCCCCTGCAACCTTGCCCCATTCAGGGTTAAATGTCAGTTTCCCAGTCGCCATAACTATTAATCGTCTATTTTGAAATACAGTTCATCGGCCACATATTCATAGCAATATTCATTCCCGCCATCCCAATTTTCGTAGTCATCTCCGCGCATATAAATGTTTCCAGACATAATAACTAGAGAGTGATCTTGATTATCTCTTAATTCCCAATACAAGATTGCGCTTCCATTTTCATTGCTTAAATTGTCGCTAACTAGCTTAACGCATAATCTACGATTAATTACTCCGCCTTCAATTATTTTGCTAACATTTATATAACTATAGTTTGCTATAGTATCAAAATGAAGGTTCTGCGCTGATGCTGAAATACCTGCACACATTAATATTGTAAAAAGTAGTTTTTTCATTTTATTGAATTACGTGATAATAATATTTGTATGTTATAGATGGCCCTAATGGACCGCCAGTTAGTTCAAATTTTGTTGTAGTTACGTTTGCAATATCCGTCCATACAGGGTTAAGATTTAACGCTGCTGCTGAGTTTGCAGGATGGCAATCAATCATTATAGGAATTCTGCTTTTTGTGCTGGAAAATGTTATAGTACATATTGTAGATGTACCTCCTGGGATACTTGTTCCGGTTGTAACTGTAAAGCTACCTGCCATATCTGTTGAACCTGCTGTCATTGATACGGTAGGGCCTGTACCCGCTCCGGCTCCGGCAGTTATAGTAGGTGTACCACCGATTGCATATACGCCAACGATTGAAGCATTACCTTCTGTGTCTATTTTAAATCTGTCATTTCCTGACCTTTGTATATTCATAAGCACATGCGGGCCTGTACCGGTTAGTGTGGTGGTTACGTTCATCAGGAACCCGGTAAATGCACCTGTACCGGATGTTACCCCGCCACATGATAAATTGAAGCCTTTCAGAATTCCGCTACTGTTACCTGCATTACCTGCAAAGTTGAAAAATGTTTGATTACCTACAGCCCCTGCTATAGTTCCAAAGTTAAAACCGCCATTGTTGAGTGTAAGATAATCGGCATTATTTATCTTAAATGTTATAGTTGGCGCATTGTCTTGTATCCCAATTAGCCCGGTATGGCCTGATGGGTTTTTCATTTGTGTTGATGCAACTGTCAACCCAGATTGAGTGCCTACATACTCATTGGTTTGGAATATAGTTTTATTCCGCTTGATGTATATCGGTGTTGTTGGGGCCGTAGTACCTAGACCTATATAGCCATTTGCTGTATCAACTACAATTGAATCATTTGTTTTAAGCGTATTTACACCTGAAAATATTAACCTCTGAGATGTAAACGTAGTGGTGTTTGTTCCACCATTAGCATATGGCACTGTGCCTAACCCGATATTACCGGAAGTGGTGATTGTACCGCCCGTTAATGGGCTTGTGGCTGTAATGCTTGTTACAGTACCTAGATTGCGGTTCTGCAACCAATAGTTCCACGCCAAATATCCCTTATTTACGTTGCTATCTGCCTTATGAACTAAGGTAAATGCAGTATCAGCTAATTGGCTGCGTAGCTTCTTTTTTGCCGTATCGACCTGATAAAATGAAGCGTAGATTGTTGAATCCACTACTACCTGAGAACCTTTATTCCTGAGTACAATAGTGCCGTTTGCGGTTATGCCTAACACCTTATTAGTATCAGAACTTGAATAATAAGGCAGCCTTACAATTGCAGGTACAAGCATTGAACCGGTTGTTTTGGCTGTATCTGTAGCTCGGCCTGTTGCAAAATTAATATAGGATTGTGCGCCTGCTGTAGTTGAAAATGCAAGTAAAATTAATAGTATATAGTTTCTCATGTGAATGCTATAATTGTTTTTCCTGAAATAAATATGCCCGATAAGAGCGTTATAGTTGTTCCCGATTGCGTGAAATCATCACCCACGACAAAAGCCTGATTATTGGCCATTATGCTTGATATGGTGTTGCTGAAAAAACTATCCGTTAACGTTGCGGCTGTTGTTCCAACGGTTATGGCTTTGCGTGTGGCTCCGGCAATTTGAGCAAGCGAATACTTGTAATCGCTGCTAGTTCCGTCGCCATTATCTCGTGTGCCTATAAAATAATCCATACCCGATACGTCCGGCGCATCAGTTACATTGATAAATTTCTTTGGTATAAAATCGCTGGTACTGGCCATTAGTTGGTATTGAATTGATAGTAAAATCCTTGATCGCTTTCTTTAAGCGTTACCCGTGTCCCTGATATATCCAACACAACCGGGATTGCAGTTTCGTTGGTTTCGATACCTATCACTGTTAGCGTTATGCGGCCTACTACGTTGCTCAAAGCGTCTGTTATGTTGGTTTTATCGCCAATGAAAAAACTTTCCACTTTGCGCCGGGATACTGTCCCTCGTTCAAACCCCAACATGATATACTGTGGATTGCGTAGAATCGTACATATGCGGCCTATAAGCTGAGACATTTTCAACATCGCCGATTTATCTCCTCGAATATCTGCGTTCGTATCTGCGGCGGTGTAAACGTCAATATTGAATGTATATATACCCTCGCTGCGGACTACGGTTTCATTGTCATACCTGCCATCATTGATACAAACATTAATAGCCGGTACCTGTGTTTCATCGAAAGTTTTGAACCGTTCCTCCCATACTGTAGGCGCTGTTGTTTCATCAATATCCGCCTGAATAGCTAGTTCAGCTGTTAGTATTTCACAAATCCGGCAGCGAATGCGCTCAAATGCCTGTGGCGGTATGGTGTTATTTATGCTCATGAATAAATACCTAAAGTGCAGCGGATAACGCCTAAAGTGTGATCGGGGAATATCTCAGTTATGATGTAATTAACAGTGTCGCCCTGTACATCCACCCATGAAACAAGGTTGTCAACAAGGCTGATTTTATTGTTTGCATCTCTGGTTGGAAAATCAACGTCAAGTAAAGCACTTTCAGCTACCGTAACAAATGCGGCAGTGCCTTTAACCGGCGCTCCGTACTCGTTTACTGTTGTTGAATGCCTTATAGCCAATGCGTCGCAAATCTTTGTTACCTCACCATTTGCTGTGGTGAATGTTACAGACGTAGAGAATCCGTCGGAACTATCCGTAAGTATATCTTTGGCAAGTGCAACACATTGGGCTAATAAATTCATTTACCTGGCTTTTTGGGTTTATCTTCTTTTGATGGTGTTTCTTCTTTTGGCTTTTCTACTGGTTCTTTTATTTCCTGCAAAAAACCATTTTCGATTTTCCATTCAAGATTATTGACCTGATGTCCGAAAATGATAGCGCCCCTGCCATGTACGGTATTGTCTGTACCGACTACCCAGCCGCCAATTACTTTATACTTTTTCATTCTTCTTTGGCTTTAGGTCGGTTATGGTTACGGTTTCTTCCTTCACTGCTTCAATAATGCCGGCAGAAATCAATTCGGGGATGTGGCTTTCAGTGATGCAGTCAGCCGATATAATTTCGTTCTGCTTGTATGTTTTGGCATGTTTGCCGCACATTGACAATGCTAGTACTTTATATTTCATATTGATGTTATAAAAAAAGGGTAGGGTTTAATCCTACCCTTTTAGGTGAGTAATATTGTTTGATGTTTAGGAATCGGCTACTACCTTACGTGTTGCCATCCTGTCTACAGCTACCGGAACGGCCAAGCCTGCGGACTTAACACGCAACCAGTGTGCAGAGTTGACAATATCAGGATAGTTATCAACGATATATGCACCGTCCATCTTTTCGGCTACCTGTGGCATGCCGTTAGTAGCGTTCCATCCAACAAGGACCTGAGGAACCGCCGCAAACATCATGTTAAATTCGGGGTTAACTGGCAACATGGTTACTTTCTGCTTGTCCAGGTATGGCGTAGCTACACCGTTTACGTCGTAATATTCAGGGTATGACCACAAAGCTATCCGCCAAGGGCCAACACTCAACACGCCATGAGGTGTGCCGCCGGATGCATCCATCTGAGGCTTGAACACGTCATCAATGTTGTTGTTCAGGTTCATTGTTACACGCTTCTGATATTCAGCATTAGCCTGCAAGTCGTACAGTGCCTGATTACCTAAAAGCAGGTTGAAGTAATTACCGGATGATTTACCTACAGTTCTGATAAATTCAGCCATTGCGCCAATTTGCGGAAATGGGTTAACACCTGAATCAGCCCAATAGTTACCGGTGCCAGGGTCAACCATTGAAGCAGCTTTCCTGCGGTAGTCGATTGAATCGGCAAACTGAGTAGTAACGGTACCGAGATTGAGAATTTCAGCACATTGCTTTTCATATGCCCTTTCAATCTTGTTACGCATGAGTGATAGCTCCAGCAACATGTTATCCATGAGCTGTGTATATTCACCCATTGATATATCTGCGCTACCTACAAGCCTGTCATACAGATTTACTTCCGTCATATTCTTCAGCTCCTCGTAGTACGGAGGTGTGAATATTTTTTCGGTAGATTTTGTATTCAGGTTGAGATTGCCACGAGTACCACGCTGAACATCAACGGCCACGTTTTCGTAGTTCCTGCGAACCTGAATTGAAACGTACTCAGTGAATGCCGTTTTGCTTGGGAAAAACGAGCGTAAAAAGTTTGATGGCACTTTCAAATCATTGAAAAATGTCATCAGAGCTTGCGTAAACTGCGACCGGGCTTGATTACTTGGTATTGTTTGTGCCATTTTTGATTTTTTTTAGAATGTTTGCGATTAGTTGTCTGCCAGGCTGTTTTGCGTTGGGTTGAAAATCTGGAAACCACGAGCGCACAAAACGTCTTCAATGCAACCCGCTGAGGTTGTAGTTGCAGCGTCTGAGCTGTTGGAGAACAACAACATTGTAGCAAGTGTATCAGAACCGCCAAAACTCATGGTATTAGCGTTAATATCGCCTGTATAGCAAACCTTTACTGTAGCGCTTGCGCCATCAACAACGGCAATAGTATCGCCGCCCATACCTGCACCAATGCGCAAAACACCGATAGGTATCTGGCTGCCATCTGTTGCACTTGATACGTGCGGTTTGATCTTACCGGATGAACGAATACGGCCTACCAGCTGACCGCTTGTGAGTGTTACGGTGCTTCCTGTACCGTTGGTATATGTGGCGGTAATATATTTATTACCACCAAGGAAACATTTCTCCGTATTAAATTGGGTGGTTAATATACCACCGGCATATGAAGTGCTTGCTGTAGACATTAGGAGATAATTTTATTGCGTTGAAGATTTGCTTTTACCCCTTCCATAAAGGCGGTTACACTTGCATCGGCTGTAGCTGTTGTAGTAGCTGTAGCTGGCGGGTTTACGTTTGGCGTAGCGTCTGCGGTAATGTTGGCTATGTTCTGAGCCTGCAATCCTTTTACCTGAAATTCAGCCGTAACATCAGGGGTCATTTCCCTGCCATCCTTTACCATAGCAATAGTGGTTTCAGGGTCGATTCTGTGCCACGCAAGGATGGTTTTAACACGGATTGATTCCGCATTCTTTCCAGCATTGAATATTGCGGCATATGCCTCAGGGTGCTGGGCCTGAATGTCCTGTATTGTCATTTTATTTTGAATTTTAATTTCCTGGTGAATTGCCGCAATGCCTACTGAACCGGCCAAAGCGTTTATTTCCTTTCTTTTTTCAGCCGTTAGCGGCGTTACTTTGGAGATAAGCCCCATTTGCAAAGCCTGCTGAGCTGAGATATTTACGTTCAACCTGCCATCCATTGAAAATACCTCGTCGTATGATTTCCCGGTAACCGCTTTGAACTTGTATTCGGGGACTTTGGCTTCAGCGCCTTGGCGAAGGAATGTATTAATCCTTTTCAGGCCTTCTTTATCAGCGTCAGTAAAATATGCCGGGTCGGATTCAATCCAATCTGGGTATGCGGCCCGGTGTATGGTGAATTCGCTTACCTCCAGCGCCTCCACTTCATCAGCGTAGTTGAGCATGAAATAAGCCATTGATCGGGCTTGTCCATCTACCTTGATGTTTTTCTTTTTTGTGAATTCTCCAAATTTTGCAATCATGCCCCAACCTGCTAAAACATCACCACCCTCACAATTGAGGCGAACGGTAATATCCTTGCTTGCATTCTCATTCAGTGAAGCAATAAACGCCTCCGCTGAGTAAGAATATATTGGATGATAAATAAGGATTTCCTTTTGCACAAAATAAAATTAGTAGCATTCAATCCCCCCATTTTAAAAGCCCTACCATGCGTAGGAATAAAAGCATTAACTTTGTTAGTCAAAGCACTTTTTATGACAAAGAATAGATTTTGTGAACCTTCCAATAAAATAGTACTGCGCCGTGTGCGTGGGAATGAGTATTACAACATGTCCCGTGATCGGATGGAAACAATGAGCGGGATGTTATGTACTGCGGCAAAAATGATTGTAAAGAAGTACAAACCGGAGCAAATGGAGTTTCAGAAAGATGTTTCGAGCTGCATAGAAATTACTATGCCATCTGAGGTGTCAGCGGCTATACGGGAGATATGCGCAAAGCTGAATGTATCAACGTCCGATTTTATGAAAATAGAGTTATATAATCAGCTTATTCTTAAAAACAAATAAACCACCGGTTAGGGTGGTTTATCAAGGATTGTACTTACTGCTGGGCTATTTACTAGTCCAAATATAATTTCGTTTGTTCAGGAAATATTGGGCCATATAGGAGCTTGATTGCGTGCCTGATACGGTTATTTTGATGCGGTAATATGGCGCTACTTTATTACTTATGTACCATGTTTTGTTGAAAGTTGGCTGTACAGCACCGATAGCCAATGTATCGGTATAGTTGGTATAATATGGCTCGTTAGCCCAATTTGTAGAATCGAAAGAAGATTCAAGCCGGATGATTGGGGCCGGGGTACCTGATATTTTTGTGTACCAGAATTTTACTTCCAAATCGCCGGTGCCATATACAGGCCCCTGCCTTAAACTGCCGTTGCTGCCAACGCATGTGTACAGGTATATTGTACCTGCATCGGTTACGGTGTCCAGAAAATTGCCGGTGTATGTTTTACCGGACTGCAACATCTGGCCTTTGATAATGAAGGGGATTGTTTCGTTGTGTGTCAATGGCTGACCGAACGAAGCAAAGGAAATGAGTAATGCAAAAAGCGTTAATAGTCGTTTCATAAAAATATTTTGAATGCTAAAGTATAATCATTGGGCTGTACATGAATTAATGCCCTACCATGCGTAGGAAATTAATCTTCTTTCTCTTTATCTGTTTCATCTTCCTCTGGTGGGTCTTGGCTGCCATCGTTTGCGCTCCTTGCGTCCTGCCTTGGTATACCCATTTCGTTAGCGTCTTCCAGTTCATCGGCATATTGTTTTAGTATGCCTGCGTATTCGGATTCGCCTATCATTTCTGCGGCCTTTTCTGCGGTCATTAATGGCAAGTGATCGCCTGCTGCACCCATAGCTTTTCGCACAAAGTTTGCTGTTTTCAGCTCGTCAATATCCGGGTATTTATCACCGTTCCATTTCGTGTACAAATATGCCTGTATAGCAATTTTATTGCCCTTCCTGAAAAAAGATAGCAGGCCCGGCGCTTGTATTAGGCCATAGCTTACCCATAGCCAAACCTGGGCCTCATACATAACATCCAGGTCTTGGCGGCCTATCCTGTCCCGGCGCTTCATGAACGTGCGCTCCCATGCTTTGCCACTCATGCGTGATGATGAAAACGAACCGTTATATTTACCCCACATTACATCTGGCGGCATGTCAATTGCTGCACACATGATGTCGGCGGTTATGCCTACAAATTCGGGTACATTGGATTCAATCCCGCCATCTACAGTGGTAATTTTTGCGCCTCGTGGCAGATTTACCGTTGTGTGTTTGAGTGAAGATGCTACCCGGTTTTCAAGGTTTATTCCGTTTATATCAGTGGCTAAATTGTTGTTAGGCTGATTGTAAAGCGGGCTTATACCCAAACTTGCAGTAGCACGTTTTTGTATGAATGGATCTTCCCCGGTGCCGTTTATATCATGTTCAATAACGGCTGATAGTTTGGCCCTGTCTTCTGCTCCGGCAAGTGCTGCATCCACGTAGCGGCCCAACTTCTTAGCGGTTTGCAGGCAAGCCATGTACAGTGGCACACCACGGGTTGAGGTAACTTCTGTATCACGAATGCCATACTTTAAATATGCAAGCCTAACTTTTGATTTCTCGCCATATGCTGGGATTCTGATTGTTTCGTATGCGTTAACCTTCACATGGTACGCTACATGACGTTCATTTTCATCAATCTCCACACCCTGGCGCACTCTGTACCCGCTTGGGGCTACATAGTCTGTTCCGTTGAATGACGTTCCGGCCGGATTGATTACATTGGCTCCGTCAATGTGTTGACGGGTTATATATGGGCCGCTTGGCCTTAGTACAACAAGAATATCTCCACCAATCAGCGCTTTACGTTCTGATTCCTCCAGCATTTCACCTAAAGACATTTGGCCCTTCATGTCGAAAATATTACTATTTGCGCATGTTTTCCATAGTTCCTCCACATCCTTACTGAATGCCTCACTATCCAGATTCACACCAAATTTGGATAGGACATTGATTTGCGGCTCTGATTTCAAAATCAAATTAGTACCGATAGTCCACTTCACATACTTGTCAACCATTGCTTTGTTTATCTCAGATTCTATATACATCTGCTCGCTACGCATGCGCAACAAGTAATGGTTTTTATAGTATTTGATTATAGGGCCTATCTCGCCGTTATCCGTTTCCCCATCATAGAATGTTGGGAAAATAGGCACGTAATTGTTAAAGCCCTGGTAGCCAAATGCTTCTGCTGCTGGTTTACTGGTTATGCTTTCAATGCCCGGCTTATCGGCTGCGGCGGATGGCTGCTGACCACCCCATGAAAGATTGAACTTACCTATCTTAATACCACCCATTGTTAGTAAAGTTTTTAGCGTCCTTCATAACGTAGGTGCGCCCGTTAATTTTATTTTCATTGTCTGTCAGTAGCTGTTTCACCATCTGAATTGTTTTCATGATTGCAGCCGGGTCACGGTTTACGCCCTTAATGGTTGTTTGGCCATTATTAAGCATAAATTCAGATTTACCGGCAGAAGCCACGTTATCCAACATGGCAACCTGCAACCCTGATATAATATTTTTTAAAGCCGTGTTTTCGGCTTGTAGGTCTGCGCTGTTCTGCGCTAGATAAGTACCTAAGCTGTCATATATCATGTTGTCGTGATTTCTGTGATTTTTGCAGGCGTTATATCGGCGGCAGAAGTATTGCCGCTTGATGTTGTTGGGCTTGTTACTGCGGGACTGGCTACATTAACATATGGGTGCGTATGGGTATTGAATGTAGCTACCAAAGCATTAAAATCATTCTTCAATTCGTTGAATGCCGCCTCCAATGCTGAATACCTTACAAGATTGTCAGCGTCTCCGTTCATGCGTAGTGTACCATCAGATTTTAAGTACATCTCAAATAGCATAGCTCCTGTTGTATCAACGGAAAATATGCGCACTTCTCCGGCGCTTGCTACCTGTGAAGTTGGCAGATACCCTAATATTACCGGGCTTGCGTCCTTATCTGTTTGCGCATATATGGCGTATGCAGGTGATACGGGGCAACTATCCATCCCGGCAGGACTGCACTCGCTTGATGTCCGGGTGTCGGTAGTATTACGGCCATAACCGGACGTTTTGATTATACGCCTCCCGTTATCTATCGCTGTTGATATTAGTCTGAATATATTCATCTGTTGAAAATGTTTTTTACGTCATCATTGTTATAGCATTCAGGTACCACACATGTAAGCACTGCAACCGGGTATGTTTCATCTATGGTAAGCGTTACCGCCTGTATAAACCATTTGCTTTCATTGTAACAGTAAATACCTGGGTTTGTTACAGTTATCATTTGGTTTGGCGTAATCAAATGGCCTGAAAGTGTCCATCCCACTACTTTAATTGTCAAAACCATTGATTTTAGTTCATCGCCAACTATTGCACGTGCGGTAAGTGGTGCCGTATTATCATCGCCTTTTGTTTGTATGGCAGTCCGGGGCCGGGGGCCTCTGTTGCTTTTCGGTGGTATCTGTACAGGTGATATTGGCGCTCCGTCTATTTCTTCGGTAAAAGATACCGGTTTTGTTATGGCTATTGGTGCCGGATCAGCTGGCGCTGTATATATGTACGGGTTGATTGCTATGCTCTCCGGCCCGTTGGGGCTGTCTTCGCCACTTTGCGCCAATACCATTACATCACTGTGCATTTTCTGAGCGTCAAATGATAGGCTCATTTCTATGGCTTTTGCATCGCCATCACGGAAATTATACAACACATTCCGCTTCACCATCTCAGTTGTAGTCTTCACTGCAATTGAATCCGGCGCACCTTCAATACTGCCATCCAACGGGGTTACATCACGCCTTACAAGTGTGCGCTTGGTGGTAAGTAGCTTATCTGATTTTACCCTTGTCAGGTACAGATTGCCGCCAGTCGTATGCGATAAAACAACGTTCAGCTGCTTGGCTATATCGTCTAAATATGATTTGACGCTTTGATCTGGTTTAGGCACTGACCGGGGTAATACCTTGTTGCATGCTTCACTTACTTCATTGTCTACAGCTACGGCAATACCGTAATGCGCTGTTACACGTTCGCATATCTGTTTGAATGTCAGGTTATTGCTTTCAAGTGGCTCTGTTACCACCGGGCAATCTTCCAGCACTCCCGTTTTACTGTAGCCTGCAATAGTTGTAAGCGTCGGCACTGCGGATGTACTGAACTTGGAAATCATCAGCGTACCTACCATGATAAGCACGCCGCCATGTTTTAATGTACATGGGTACAGCATTCCTGGTTTAAATATTTTCCTGTGCGTTGGGTTGTACGGGTCGAAATTAACCTGCATCTCAAAAGTATCAGCCACACTATCAAATGACAGGTTAACAGTTACGTTGTTGAATGCGCTTATAATGTGATTACCTATACTCAGTTCCATTACACATAAAATTTAATAGTTCTTCCGGCAGGCAATACGAATAGTTCCGATAGCTGTATGTTGTTGGTATCCATGAGAAATTGGATAGTGCTGTCATCTTCCTGCATGCCGTATAGCTCATCTGCCACGAGAATGATATTAGTGTCGTCGTTGTATGTAATAACACGTTCTTGCTGTGCTGAATTGGCTACGTTGAATAATGATGTTACGGTATTGTTTACTAGTGTAGTTATAGGTGTAATAACATTAGGGTCGGGGATATACCCATCAACTACACCTCCATTGCTGCTCTGCAATCTGTCAAGGTAGCCTAAAAACGTATTATGCACCGATAACAGGCGCACAATGTAGCTTAGTACCGTCGGCCTGTATCTGTAGTCATCTGTGATATTAGTAACCATTGATAGGCACAATGCAGCAACATTGGTTGCGGCCAGGGTTTCATATTGTTTTTTCGCCTTGGCGGTCTTGACATTGTAGGCATGCAAAATACTTTCGGCATTCTGATTGAGAATATCCGCGCACGCTTCGAACATCTGCAAGCGGCTTAATATGCTGTCAAGGAAATAAGCAGGCGCAACGATAATACGCTGAACCTGTGATATTACTTGCAGGCTGTTGTAAACGCCTGAATTGATAACGGCAACTCCTGCATTATAGGTATTGCGGATGGAACTTATATTGTCTTCAACCGAATTAAGCCTGTCAGTAATGGCGTTGTACATGCCGTGAATGTCATCAAGCATTGACGATTTTTGCATGGTTGGGATAACCGGCAATATATCTGCGTAGCTGTTGGCAGCTAGTGCCATATTAGCCACTGTATCGGATGTTACTCTTTCCTTTGCGGATATAAATGTTTTTTTTGAACCATTATCTTTCAGCGTTTCAATAACTACACCACGAATGGTAGTTACATTCAATACACTGTTGTCAACCGTTAATGATGTTGGCTGCACATACAATGCATCGTACATTGGGTGGTTGATTGTCCACGGGTCACTATTGGCTGCGGATTTTAAAAATGTCTTAGCGTCGTCCAGGTTGTCCGGGCCATCAAAAAGAAATTCAAAATCGTACTGTGCGCCCCTCGGTTTGCTACGTTTTACAAGCGAACCTGTTTTATTGATAAAAAGGAACTCAGCGACATTGTATGTAATGTTTTTGCTTACTGAGCTGGTGAAATACGAAACGACAAATACCTTACCATCTCCGGTAATGATTGACATCTCTATTCCTTCAACTTTATCTAACCAACTCATCGTATAGAATTTATTTTCTTTTCAGCAACTTTTATAAATACTGTTTCAATCTGTTTTGCACTTATAAGGCTTGCAGTTCTCATAAAGTGCGTAGCCTTAATATCTGCTCTTCGGTTGCGCTTCACAACCGCAATAGGTATAAGTGTAGGTTTTTCGCTCATACCCATACCTAATTTACGAACTTCCCAAAGCATCTTGTTCCCGTTCTTGTACACCTTATCCCCCATAACCAGTCCACCAACACCTGCTCGGACAAGTGCATTGCGGAATTTAATTTTAGGGCTTCCTCCTTCAACATTTTTGCTGTTGATAATCTTACTTGCAATGGCTGATTGTCTGTACTTTGATTTGATATTTCCCCTCATTGTGCCGCCAACCCTTGCAGCAGGCAACATAATAAATGCACGATTGGCGATTTTGCCACCTGTTTCTTGTTGCTCTAAGTCTTCAACTGAATGGCTGCGGTCGTTTGGCTTAGGCACAAAGCCAACGGTTGCGGCCATAGTGTTTATATCAAATCCTTTCGCCTTATCTACTTTGCTATTCGCTTTGAAGAACGTAGGCCGCCGGTGTACGAACTTATCCGATTGCTTTGGCATTGTGTTTTTCTTCACGTCAAAAGCTGCGGCATTCAGGCTTTGTTGTACGGCAACCGGCAGGGCTGACCGGCTAATATTAACCAGTCTGGCAGTATGGGCAACTAAAGCCCTGTGGTTTACATTCAGCCGCATAAGCAAATATAAAGTACTTTGAAGAAAAAAGCGCTTTTATTTGGAAAGTACAAAAACGAAAAAAGCCCGTGGAAACGGGCCCTCAAATAAACGAGAAACAAAGTTAAGAAGTTAAAAACATAATTCCACTTAAATCAATATACCAATTTGCCGCCAGATGTAATATGGAAATAGTTTCATAAACTATGGTACCTGATGTGGTAATCGTGATATATGCAGTATAAAAACTAGATGACGTTGCATTGTATGCGGCTACTGGGAACGTCATATCTACAGTTGGCCTGTAACCTGATGGCAATGTATCAATTGCTGTTGATAAACTACCTGATAGCGTTTTATATTGGCCTGACATATTCACCCGGCCTTCCCCATCCTTCGTATATCTTGGGGTAATAGTCCCCGGTGCCCATTGTCCACTTCCTGATAAATTCACCCACGAACCCAACGAAACCTGAGTATTAAGGGTTGATATTGATGATGTGAAAGAATCAAACCCGTTTTGAGAATTCAGGGTTACAAGGTTGGCGATTCTCACACGTGAGGCATTATCTATTGTCGCTGACGATAGCAGTACAGGTGTGCATGTTGGCATTGCATCCAGCGCCCCAATAGAAAGGAATGCACTAAGCCCTGAACTTAATGTTACAGTGCCACCCACGCAATGGACTAATTTACCGTCATAAAACAAATATCCTGGAGTGATTGTAACATCGCTACCCGAAGTACTCACACTGCAACCCGATACAACAACGCCTAAATAAGTGCCTGATGGGGTGTTCAATGAGCTGGCAAATACTGAGGCTTGCGCATTGATTAGCGTATTTAGTGCCTGCGAAAACTGGAACCCATTACTTACATTGTCCGGCAGGCTGTTTAGTGTAATGCCTGCATTGTCAGCAATGCGCCTGAAAAATTGCACCATGTCGTTTGCTGCTACCCTGTTCCACTCTGTGCCGCTTGGGTTGTCCTTTACATCTCCATAAGGATAATCGCTATCCGGTGCTACTGGCCGGGTAAAGTCTGATATTTTGTATGCCATAATTAAGCGTAGTTTACAAATAATATTGCGCACATTTCAGCGCATTTTAATGAAATTAATAGTTGTCTGAATTCAATCTTGCGTGATGCTGGCACGTCTGCAAATGTGGTTATATCACTACCTGCAACAAAGAACGTGTTTCGATAATGCGGCCCAATGGCAAATACTGCGTCTTTCTCTTCCTCAATATAGTTTACAGCTAACGTTATGCCATCATCTATATATTCACTTCCTAAATTAAGCTCTCCCAAACTAAACCCACCTAGCCTGGCGCTACCTGCTGGGATGCCTAATACATCGCTGGCAGTCTTGGTAATATACCCGCCTCCATCGCTGAACCTGTTTTGATACAGATACACATCAAACCCGGCAGCCCGTAGTTGCGCCTGAATAAATTCAAGGCTTTGGCGGTTCAATGGCGTAATTGGGAACGACATTTTTTGAAGGATTGCCGCTTTCATATCTGCAAGCGGAACAATGCCGCTATCGTAAATGCCCAACCTCCTGTACCAGTCGTGCGCATCCTCAATAGTAAAATTGTCATTGTCCGGCAGCTGTGCATTGCTTACGCTGGATGCTGCCTCGTACATATCCCCCAGAACTACCGACAATGCCCGCCACAACCTGTACAGGAATCCGCCGGAGCTGTAGGGGCTTTCTGACGCTGTGTATGCCTCTGTCGTGCTGTCTGCTGGCACATATATACTGCTACCGCTTACAAAAAAGATATTCCCCTCTAGCGGCGGCGGCATGCGCCACGCCCGGCCCTTGGGGCTGAGTTTCTGCGCTAACCATATTATATTTTCCCTGAATCCCATTATATGAAGTTTACAGAGTTTAAGTAACAAATATTGCCGTTGTCAGCCTGCCAATACGTTGTAGTGCTTCCGGCAACATCGAATGTTAATGATGAAAATCCGTAGCCCGGTACTGTGCTGCTGATAACATTACCTATATTGAATGTGGCTAAATTGTCATTGCGTTCATTCTGGTTGTCGGCTGCGGCAATAAATGGATGAACTGAGTTCACGAACTGGCGCAATGCATCTACTATAAGCGCTTGCTGCGTGCTGCTGAACGCCGGGAATGAACCCATATTAATATTAATATCAACATCGTTTATAGGGCACGAATAGTAGTTTACCTGCCATACAGTTAAAGGCTTCACTGCCTCCAATGCTGCTGTGTAATTCGAGATAATAGAACCATCTACGCTAGGCCCTGGGCTTGGCATTGCTACGGTACCTTGTATATATGCGTCAACTTCATTAGGCTGGCCGCTTGTAGCGTATGCATATACCGTTTCTATTCCATCAATGCTATTACCTACAATCCGGTAGTCAATTGCTGACCAGCTACCACCCGGCAAAAGCATTTTTTGCAATATCTTTTTTCGGTAATCTTCCATCTCCTCGGCATTGATAGGAGTTGTTACACCTGCGGTAACAGTTACTACAGAATCAATATTGGCAAGCGGCGCTGTAGCGGTAAGGGTATCACCTATATCAAGCGTGTAATCTACGCCGCCCTGTACCGCATTAATGGTTATGGTGTCACCTGTTCCGGTTAGGGTATAATCTGCGCCATCCAGCACAAACAATTTACCGGGGTTTAGACTGCTATCATCACTTTTAAACGTAGTTGACATAGGAATTACCGCACCTGCTGAACCTGTAACAGTTACCGTGTACTGTGCTGCTATGGCCGGGAATGGGTACCGGCCCAATATCGTTACACCATACCTGACCAATGTATCATAGTCGCAAGTGTCAACCCAAATATTTTTCTCCATCAACCCGATAGCCAAATAAATCAGCCAAAGCAAACTTGCAAGAACTGCGGAAAATACTTGCAGGAACTTTTTTATAGCCGGGTTTAATGTGATATTGAATTCAGCTTCCAACGCTGAAAGTATGTTACTGTTTAATTCACTTATAGTTGGTATGCTTGTCATAATACTATGTAGGTTAAAAATAATGTGTCAGGGTTCCATTGCAATTCAAATTTCTTTCCGTTGATTGTAATGTAAATGCTTACTTTTTTGGGCTGCAAAATGCTTACATCAACGCTGTATGTGGTACCATCAATGTCATCTAAAAATGCCAAATCCTGCTTTACTGCTTTTTCAATGGCCATGCGCCCGGCACTATTCAATGCGGTATTGTTTAACAATTCCTCTGTAACGCATAGGAAAGGGGAATCAGGTATCAGGTAGTTACCCCACCATGATTTTCCCCCGAACATGGATAGATAGGGCATGTTTTCAATGCCTTCTACCGTTACAATCTCGTTACCTCTTATAACAACATCGCCCCCGTTACCCGTCTCATATAATAGTATGTCGTTCATTAATATTTGCTTGTTGAAGTTACTACAGGCACATTACCGCTGTTGTTTCCTATGCTGGCATTCGTCCCGGCGGCAGCTTTCACGTGAACTTCTACAACATTCTTTTGCTCGCTGTAGCTGTTACTGGTGGTAACTACATTGCTCGCATTTGCTGCGTCCATTTCATCGTTGGTTTTCCACTTCAAGGAATTGCGCAATGCGTCATTACCTGAACTCATGGCCTGGCCTGCTGAACCTTTCCACTCGTCAACTGTCGTTTTGATGTTCTGCAACCTTGCGTCCTGCAATGATTTGATATTATCCTTTTCTTTCTGATACTGCTTATCGGACATCAAACCGACCTTATTCATGCCCCAATTCCACGCCAACACAATAGCCTCTACCATCGTCATAAAGTGCATTTTAATGCCAAGGAATTGCACTTTCAAAGGGTAGTAAAACAAGCTCATAAAGCTGTTTTTCATGAATCCCATTGTGTTGTCAAACAACTTACCCCAACCGTCAATATGGCCTACAATATTCTTTATCAGCGCTATCCCTGCTACTATGGCTGTACCTATCAGAAGTAGCTTACCAACACCTATGGCCATAACAAAATTTAATGCTGTCGTGGCGGCAGTAGCTAACCATGTAACGGCTGTATAGGCTGTTGTAGCTGTTGTGCTGGCTCCCATCGCTATTACCGAACCCCCGGTTAATGCGGTGGATATGCCTATAAGGGTATTGTAGGCAATGGTAGCAGCATTAAGTGCCACTGTGGCAATTTGCGCACCCCATATATAACCCTTCCAAATAAGGAATATACCGGCAACCGGGATTGCAATATTGAGTAGTGTTCCAAGGTTATTAGTTAGGCCAATAACCAACGTTTTTAAGGCATTTAGCGACCATCCGGCATTTTGGTTTGTGGTTATCAACGTTACGAACTTGTTTTTCAATTCATCCAGCCGGTTTGCAAGGGTGTTACTGTTTATGTCTGCGGCTTTAAATGCCTCCTGTGTTCCGGTTACTGATTTGGTGAACTGCTTGAAAGTTTCAATATTCCCCATCAATATCTGGCCGGTTGTAATCTGGTAGGCGCCGAATGTGTTACTTAGAAATGCGTCCTTCTGCTGTGCCGTAGCAAGCCCATCATACTTTGATTTTAATTCCTCCAGTGCATCAACAATATCAAATACCCCCGATTTGTAGCCAACACCTGCCTGCTGAATCCTGATTAATGATGTTTTCAGCTTATCACCTGCGTCCGCGCCATTCTGGCCCATTTGCGCCATTGTTTGAATTAAGCCTATTGATTGCTCCAGGCTAATATTTGCCGTGAATGCTGAGGCTCCAAAGTTATTGAGTGCCTCGGCTGTGTTGCTTATACTTGCAGCGCCTACGGCCTGACCTGCTGCAAGTGCATTGATAGTTTTATCGGCTTGATCTGCTGAGAAATGAAATTGGTTCATGATGCCAACAAGGTTTTCGGCCGCTGGTTGCAAATCCATGCGTGAAGCCTTAGCAAGCGTAATGGCTGCTGATGATACTGCGCTCAACCCGTCCGCCGTTTCTGCGAACTTGGCATTCAGCCCGGCAATAGCTTCAAAGCTGCCCGCCACTTGCGTTGTTGATTTGCGTGTAATGTTTGCAACGTCTTTTATCTTGTCTGTGAACTTGGTAAACTGTGCATCGTTCAAATCAGAAACAATAGTACGAAATGACTGAACCGCCGTTTCATAATCCATAATCGCCTTGCTGCCAAACATAACAGAACCCGCAATAGCTGCATCCTTTGCAAAGGAAATAAGCCGCTTGGATGTATCCGACAATGTAGGTGCAAGCCGGGTAAATTGCCGCTGCATCATGGCTGTATGCGCCGTTAGATTTTGCTGCGCTGCGGTAATGTTTTGCAGCGGCCTGCTCATCTGGTCAACGGCACTATATATAGTCGGAATTACAAATCTCATTTCTTTTTCTTTTCGCTGTTAACCAAATCTGTGATGAAGTCGTACCAGTACAGCAATCCATTAAAATCAACCCTATCGAAAAAAAGCCCGCCAATTTTGGCAGGCTCCCATTTAAAATGATTGGCTACTGTTTTTATTACCGCATCAAAATAACTGTCTTCATCTACTGCAAAAAAAAGGCAATAGAATCGGCATTACTCCGGTCGGTTGGTTCCAGTTTGTTTACTGTTGAGGTCAGGCAGCCGGTATAGGTAGTTATGTAAACAACATTCCTTTCTATCTGGCTTTGCGCCTTGGCTTTTATCAATGCAGCATTCATATCAAATGCTGTAACGTGCGGTTTGTATGTCAGGCTTTCACGTGAATCAACCGGTGTTACAAGGTTCTGCGTAATGCTCCCGTCATCGTTTATGGCAACAATGCCATAAACGATGGCCTCAACAATCGTTTCGATGGCCGCCTCAATGCTCTTACGGAATCTTGGCATCATCTTACGCCCATCAAGAAACGTATCCACTTCCCGCCTTGCTGTTACTTCGTCTACTTTTACTGTCAAGTTCATATTCAGATATTTAAATTGATATTACAGTTGTTGCAGCCTGCCTCCGCCTTTCACGTTCAGCGTCCACGTTGATTTATTCCCGTTTAATTCAACACTACCTACCAACGAACCTACACCCGAATAGGATATGCCGTTGGCAAGTGAGAATGTAAATGTTGTCGGCTTTGTTGATCGCTGCAAATCCCTGGCCGCTTCAAATTCGTCAGTCTCGCCCATGTTGTTAGAGCAAAGCACACTGAAACTCCACGGTGTTAAATTCTTCTGTTGGATAAATCGGCCTGCACCATCAATAGCACCACCATCATCATTGACGTACCCGCCTAAATCAAATGTGCTATCTTCACCGGCAATGGCAAAAAAGCGACCTGCGCCTACATCTTCATTGCTGTATGTTACCTCGGTTATATCACCGCCCGTTATTTGAGACATAAAATGTTATGTTTTTGAAATTGATTAACCGAAATTGAACCCTTGTGTTACCGTTGTAGCTGACTGAGTAGCCACGCCCGTTAACTTGTAGGATACTGTTGTTTCCATCCTGTTTGGATTTGTTGAGCCGATACCTACATTGACGCTGGCATTAGCAAATGCTGCATCTGCAATAATCGCACGAGCTGCGCAATTGTTATTGTAGCCTATCACCTCCGCTTTCCAGTCTTTTGGTTTCACGCAATCAGGGACGGTAACAGTATCAGCGTCATTGACCAACGTCTTACCTACCAGTTTCTGCTGCTCCAGCAGGTGATAGCCAAACTTGTAATTCCAGTTGAGATTTAAATCTCTGCAATACCTGTAGAATTCAGGGAATTCACCGCTTACATTGTAGGTGGTTACAAAATCAATAATATGGTACACACCGCTTATAAGGTCTGCGGTTGAACAACCTTTGCTCAGACAATATTCGCGGAATGTAATATCTGTCATTTGCGGAATTGACCCTGCGGATGGCGCTGGCATATCGGGCAATGCAAGATTAAGCGTCGAACCGTGTGGTTTGTTTTGTGCAATGTTGGCCCATACATACGCCCAATTCGCTGCCGCTTCAATTGGCATACCTGGGCTGAGTGGTGCCGGGCATGATGCAATAGTCAAATCAGCACTGCGGCCACTTGTGCCGCTTGTTGGGTCATCGGCTACAGTACCTGCAAAAACTATAAGCGGCTTCCAGTTGGTAGGGTAGTATCTGCCGGTCGGATTGTCTGCGTCCGGCCTGCCGTTCCACGCTTCGAACTCGTCACAAACATCATCGTTTAGGCCATAACCCGAAATGATACCTGTTACCCATTCGCTGCCAATTTTCGTTAATGAACTTGTTACAGTTGGTGTACCGCTACCAGATGTAGTACTAACAACTGCAAATGTTACGCCAAGGCTTTGCCCCCGCATGTCAATTGTAATAGTAATATCATCGGCGGTTAATCCTTTCCATTTTGATGTGCAAATAGCTGTGCTGGTACCTGAACCGGTTACCATGCAAGATGGTGCGGCGGCAAGTGCTGTGCGTATTTTGGTGCAAATCTGCGTTGCTGTATCACCAACGGCAATATATACACCATATGCTACACCGTCAATGTTTGAACGGCCGCCAACCTTAACATATATGGTACCTGCCTTGGTAGGGGTTCCAGTCGGGGTAATTGTAAGAACTTTTGCAGCTGCTCCGCTTGCTTCGGCCTGAGCATAAACGAAAACAGGAACAGATACATTGCTGCCATTTGATGGAAACAATATTCTTGCTGCCTGATCGATAGGGGACCCCCAACCATATACGCCTGCGGCCTGCGATGCACTAGTTATCTGTAATGGGTCTGTGCTTAATCCTGATTGATTGGCTGAATTGGCCTCTGCAAATATTGCGTAGCGCTGCGGCAAATACTGGCCGTTTTCATTAAGATAGCCCTTAAGTAGCTTATAACCTACTACTGCGCCTATGGCATTGGATGAGATTGCATCGCTTATCATAATGCTAAATTATTGATAAGCGTTAACTGCAATTATATTCACCTACCAAACGTAGGTTATCACGAATTACGCACTTCGTTCACATAACCAACGAAATCAGGCCATAGGAAAACTTTCTCCTTTAAGTGGTCGCCAATTTGTTTTACAAATATTTCCCTTAACGCCATATTGTAAACCCGGCAATCCCACATGTGGTTTACTGACGCTGATGTTATCTTATCCCATTTGAATGATAATGTACCATCTTTGGCGGTTACATACTTGCGCTGCTCACTTTCGAAGTGTGAGAAGTAGTTCCGGTAGGTGTACTTTCCACCTGATGGCTGCGGGAAATTCATAAAGTTCGTTGGCTGGTCACATCCTTTGTCCCATTGCAACTGCATGTATGAGGCTATATCATCCTTTATATAGCCAACCTGAACAAAGTATTCATCCCGGCGGCTGGTGCCTATTACAAATAGCTTCGTGTTGATATCCCGGCGGATAAATTGCTTTTCCTTGCTACCCCTTATGCCTATTACTTTTTGGAAATTAGGTGTGCGCTCCAAATAACTGTAAACATCGTTTGTATGGAATCCGGTATCTACTCCAGCAAAAGCTATTTCAAACAACAACCCGTTATCCCCCTGCCACGGTTGGGCAATCAGTTTATCCAGTTCAGGCCATACGCATAGTTGGGCGTTATCCTTGCTGTCCCATTTTTGCCGTTCGTTGTTGTCTGCGTCGCCACGCTGCCATGTACCTATGCTGCCATGAGCAACGGAGTATGTAGCGCCGCTTTCCGCATGTGCTAGTACCTCCCAATCTAAACGTACATCGTTTTCAATACCGTTCAAATCCGAACCAAGCGTTAATAGCACTATCTTCCCGTTACCATCTCTGATACTTTGCTTTTCCGGCACTGTACCTACTTCGTAGCCTCGTATATTCTTCTGTATCTCGGTTGCATTTAGCTGTATGCCCTCATCTTCATATGTGAACCCTTCAACCGTGTTTCTGAATGTCTGATACTTACTTTCAATGCGTCCTCCCTTCGGGTGTGCGTCTAACCATACCTGCACATATTCATCCCATCTTACCATACCGGGCGGACTATACAAACTGCTGATATGATAGCTGTAATCTCCTGGCCTCTTTGGTTCTGCTGTAGGTACCCATAAACCATTTTCCAGCATGTGTACTTTCTTGTTATCCTTGAAATACCCGGCGCAAAGCTGGCACACGTACCCAACTGATGAAGTTATAAGCAAATCATGGTTATCTTTCTCCCACACCATGCCGCCGCCCTGCTCCGGCTTCCAGAGTATTTCAATCATTTCATGACAACAAGGGCATGGTACCATGTACTTACGTTGGTCGCCTCTTAGATAGTTGAATTCTATCTTGCTACCCGTTTTTAATAGCGGGGTGGAAACTTTAAATATTTTGAATTGCCCTCCGTATGCACTATAGCGCCCTTGTATCAAATCATCGGTATCACCGGCCTCCTTGCTTTCGTCCCTGTTTCTATCGTAGTCATCATGAAAACCGTACTTAACGGAAAAGTCGGCGATGTCATTGTGATTTTCCAACGTGCCAAACATGATACTACCTCCTGAAAATTCCTTCAGTTCGTCAGTATCGCCGGATTTGTTGTTGCTCTTTCTGGCTGCCTGAGATTGCAACAAATC